AAGCAAGTGTTTCTTCGCTGTTTTGAATGGCTGTGAGGTTTAAATCAGGTTCAGGCAAAGCAAGTTGTTGTGACTGGACTTCATATTTACCCGTTTTTCTGATTTGGGGTAGGACCTCTTCAAATACCCACGCTTCGAACTTTTCCGCTTCGGGTTTGCGAGATTTGATAATCAGGCGGTATAAATTTGGTTCGTTAATAAAAATCATCTCTTGTTCACCGCTTTGGGTAGGGGTATAGCGTTTTGCTATACCCCCTTGTTTGCAGTGTTTTGCTAAGGCATCAGGGGCATTTTTATAACCTAAGATGTAGCAAACATCAGAACCGCAGAACCAAAATTCTTGATTTGGATCTGTGATTACACGAACTTGGGAAGATTTGAAATTGAATGCGTTGAATTGAATTTGAGTTGTCATAATTTGTACCTATCGGATTTAGTTAGCAATTCGATCACTTAGTAGGTGATCGGGCTTCAACTACTGCCGATAGACAGCGGAGCTTATTTCCACGAGGGTATTGTATTAGGCTCTCTAGACCCGATCATAGATCGTGCTACCTAAGATTTAGGTACAAAAAAGCCGCAATGCTTTCGGGTGCGGATAGCCGCTATCGGTTTAGTAGTGCGGTTATCTTAATCCGAAGTTTAGGCGGTGTCAATGCGGTTTTTTTTTACGAGAACCACAAAACTCGCCTTACTTGTCACCACAACGCATAAGGAATTGATTTTATTTTGTGCTAGCTGTATATTTTTAATACCACAACACAAAATAAGGATTAAGTTATGAAGAAATCAACAGCTGACTTTTTAGCTTATGAATTTGCAAAGGCTCATTATGATAAAGCTGGGTTAAACTTTCATAAAAGTAACGCAAAAGCCATCGGTGAGTTTATTGCCGCACTATCATCTGAATTTCAAGAAAAGCTCGATGATTTTGATAGCGACACCGTAGAAAAATTTAAGAATTTATCAAAATAAACGCTTTCTTAAGTTCTTCTGCAAAATTTAAAACATCACCTCTATCGCATTTTGCGTGATGTAAGATGGTTTCCCAGATTTGTTCTTTAACTTCTTTGGGTAGTTTGTTTTTATTTTCTTCAGCTTCAATAACAGTAATTACTACTTTCATATTTATATCCTTTTATCTGATTAATTCTCTACAACCTAATCTACGTTTCTGTACAGCTCTTACTGTATTAACGCCAGATTTGCCTTTATTGCAGTTGTAATTAGCAATATCGCTTAATTTCTTAGCCTTAACTGGAACATCAATCAAAGCTGCATTAATGCGATTAGATTGCTTTTTACTGCATAATTGCTTTTGTCTTTCTCTAAGACGTTTTGCTTGTTTTAGCATTTTTGATACTTTCATATCGTTTGCTCCTTTCTCTCTCATTTGAAAGCACACTTACTTGTTTGAATGCGCTTTTAAATAAGTCTTGATTTACTTCGCCAAGCGTGGAGGTCTTAATCAAGTAACCTTAATCCACTTAACCAAATTGTGTCGCAATCACAGACTACTTAATCAATAAGGCTATATTTGATTAACTTGTGATATGTAGATTTTTAAAGAGCAGTGAGATGTGTATCTCGTTTTGATAACTGAATATTACCGCAAGTAATTTGCATTGTAAATACCGCAAGTAATATTATTTGCGGTAATTTATATTTAATTGCTGAATTTGTGAGCTATGTCACAGAAAATAGACTAGATACAATCCACTATCTTTTAGTGGATGATGATGTGGAATAAAATACGATTACTTGAATTTTGATATTAAGGATATCTAAATGAGAAAAATGATATTAATAATGCTATTACCACTTTCTGTATTCGCAAATCAAGACCCCAAAAAATGCGCAGATATTGAATCCGTTTCACATCGATTAGATTGTTATGATTCTATTTTTGGAAAAAAAGAAGTAAGAAAAGAATCAGCAAAAGAAGACAACAAAGAAACTAAGTGGGTTTACTCAGAAAGTAAATCAGAGATGAGTAATACTGAATATGTTCAAGTTAGTATTGATAGTGAAAATTCAGTAAACTTCTCATTTCCTTATCAAGGTGAACAAAAAGCAAGGTTAAGATTGTGGAGAAGTAAGAAAGGCAATACTGATTATTTAACATTTAGTATTGAAAAAGGTCAAATTGTATGCAGAACTGGTTCAGGGTGTGATTTATCTGTAAAAATTGATGATGACAATGAGTTTTATGTTAAAGGTGATAAACCATCTGATGGTGATTCTACATACACAACAGTGGAACTAACTGGTGATGAGGCATTTAGAATAAGTAGAGCTAGTAAAATTCTAATACAACCAACTATATACAAGCAGGGCTATCCAATTTTTAAATTTGATGTTAAAAATAATCCTTATCCTTGTTGTGCTAAGTATCCTTTTTTTAAAGTGTTGCTACCTAACATTGAAAATGGAATTACGCCAGATTTAGAGCTTGTTAAAGAAGAAATATTTCAAAAAACATTTAAACAGTGCATGATATTTCTACCATATGTATTGGAAAATAAGAATTTAGCTTGGGATGAATTTGGTGTTTATACTAAAAAAGAGCATAAAGATTTTGTAGAATGGGTTGAGTATAAAAAAAGTTCTGTTGAAAAGGTGATTTGCAATAAGAAATCAAAACAGCAAAAGAATATAAGCTATAGATATACTGACTACATATTCCGATTTTGATGTACATACTAAAATAACAAATCCCAACCACCAACAGCACTGTTGGGATTTTTAAAATATTAACCTATTTACAAATCAATCATTTTTAAAGGCAATGCTTTAATAAATTTACCCATTATTTTACATCTTGATAATTGTTCTTGAGTAAAATCAAGTGGTAAATAGTCTTTATTATCAGATAAAATCTTATATCCCGCATTTGGAACCTTTTGTAATCTTTTAATAAATAAAGCACCATCTTCATCTATAAAAATATAAACACCTTCACCAACATAATCTACACATGTTATATCAATGAATGCTACATCACCTTTATTGATTGTTGGAGTCATACTATCTGTTGGAACGTTAATCAATTTAATGCCGTCAACAACCCTTCTACCTAATAATTGAGACACTTGGTCTTTATCAATAGATATTTCTCTTATTACTTCTGGATAGTTTTTATTAATGATTCCACTAGGGGAGGCTGCTGCGTAAATATCTAATAAAGGTACTTTAACTGCTTTTTTATCAATCGCTTTAATGGCTCCTTCTAAGTCCATTTTTTGAGGATCTAAAGTATCAGCCATTTGTTTTATTTCTTCTGCCAATCTGGGACTAAATTTATCAACTGTTACATTCAAGAGTTTTGCGAATTTACTTGCAGTATTTACATTTAATGCGTTTGTTCCATTCAAATAATGACTAACAGCACTCTGATTTACTCCAAGATCTTCTGATACTTTAGCTTGTGTAAGTTTTAAGTCAGATTTTCTTAACTCATAAATAGCATTCAAACGTAGGCATTCCTCCTTCTGTTCTGGAGTTAGCTCTCTTTTCTTGTTTTTTTGTTGTTCACTCATGTAATCCTCCATAGTTGCCATTAAGGATATTCCCAACAGTATTAAATGTAAAATTACCGCAAATATTGACATTAACTTTACTAGCGGTAATAATTAGTATTAAAAATAATACTTATAGTGAGGATTTATGAAAAAAACCCCTCTTTCTGACTATGTAAAAGAACATGGTCAAGCAGTAGCAGCTAAAACTATTGGCGTCACTCAAGGTGCAATCAGTAAAGCATTAGATAAAGGCAGAAATATTTTTGTTATTTACGATGAAAAAGGAAACGTAAAAGCAGAAGAGGTACGCCAATTCCCCGCTAAAAACTAATTTACCAACACAAAACAAAAAGAAAACCATAAAAAACGAAAGGAAATTATGGCAATGAGAAGAACGATCATTCAGATGATTAATAAAGCCGCAGAGATTGGTGGTGGAAAAGATAAAGTTGCTTTTTCCATTGGTTTGACTGAAAGCGAGTTAAACAATCGTATGTATCAAACAAAAGGTCAGCGTTTCAAAGATGAAGAGTTGATCGCCATTCAACATGAATACGGCTTAACAGACTATATTGATGAGCTATGCCGCCAAGCTGGTGGCGTGTTTGTCAAAACTCCGGTTGTTGATGAGTTGGATTCTGTAGAGCTTTCTGCAAAACAAATTAACGAATTATCAGTTCGTGGGATGTTATTCAGTGCTTTAGATTCCGCAATGAAAGACGGAGAAATCACATCACAAGAAGAAGATCGCATTCGTAAGATTTTACACAAGCATTTAAGTGCGACTTGTTCATCAATTGAATTCGCTATTTCACTTTACAAGAAATAAAAAACCACCGTAGGAGCGGTGGTCTTTAACAAAGTTAAACTACGAAAGGTACTTCCGATGAATCAATTATTAAACATTTCAGAACAAAAAGCAAGACTTACGATGAGTAGTCGTGAGATTGCGTCATTAATCAATAAAAATCATAGCGACCTATGTCGTTCAATCGAAAGATTAATGGTAAAGGGCGTAATTAGGGGGTATCAGCCAATGGCTTACACCCATCCACAGAACGGACAGACTTACTACGAATACCAACTCGAGAAAAGAGATTGCCTTATCGTCGTCGCTCAAAACTGCCCTGAATTTACCG